GAACGAAATCGTGGTATTCAAGTCTGCTTACCTTCTGGATGGCCCAATCCGTTATGTGTCCAACGGCGGAGAAGATGATATTTCTTCTAATGTGAATACATTGAATGAATATATGCGAGCCGAGAGCAAAGACACTCTCGACAAAGAGCTGGCCGACTGGATGCACATCTGCGGTGTTGCGGTCCGCATGGTCCTCACTGACGAAGTCGGAGAGGAAGACGGGTCCCCGGCATCCATATATACCCTTGACCCAAGAGCGGCGTTCTGCATCTACCATAGTGGTGTGGGGCAGAAAAAGGTCGCCGGGGTACTGGAACAGGTGGACGAGGAGGGACAGCCCTACTTCTGTGTGTACACTCACGAATGGTATTTCGAGGTGCAGAACGGACAGATCACAAAGCAGGAAGCCCGCACAATTCCATATATTCCGATTGTTGAGTATGTGAACAACGATGCCCGCATGGGTGCGTTTGAGCCTGTTATTCCCATTCTGAACGCTATCAATATGATTGAGTCCAATAGGTTGGACAGTATTCAGGATTTTGTCAACGCCTTTGATGTGTTCCAAAACTGCGAGTTAGAGGATGGGCAGTACAAGGAACTGGCAAAGGGCGGTATGGCAATCACAATAAAGAGCGTTCAGCCCGGCATGGAAGCCAAGGTCTACCGCATTGCCTCTGAGCTGAACCAGACCAACACACAGACCATTGTGGACGACCTAGAGGACGCTTACCTGACCATCTGCGGTATGCCGAACCGGAATGGAGGCTCTTCTACCAGCGACACCGGGCAGGCAGTCATTTACCGGGACGGCTGGTCTGCTGCCGAGAGTCGGGCCAAGGACACGGAAAAGACATGGGAACGGTCAGAGCGGGAATTCCTGCGATTGGTGCTGTATATCTGCCGGGAAACTGGAGATTTGGGCTTGCAGCTATCCGACATTAAGCCGGAGTTCACCCGGAAGAACCTATCCAACATCCAGTCCAAGACGCAAGTGCTGGCGGAAATGCTGAATAACAGCAAGATTCATCCGAAGCTGGCGTTCCAGTACAGCGGGCTATTCAGCGACCCCGAGTCTGCGTACCGTATGAGTATGGATTGGTACGAGGAACAGCAACGCAAGATGGAGCGGAGCCTGCGGGATGAACTGGCGGTTGGGCACAGCGAGAGTGTGGGTGGAACAAATGGCGAAAACTCGGACGATTGAGATTTTGAAAGTCCCGGTTGAAATCGAGTATGAAAAACCAATATTGGGCCGTATATATTGGTTTTTTGTGAGGTTAAAACTGATTAGGCTGGCAAGAGTCAATATGACCTTATCTGGGCACATTGTTGGAAGCATTTTGTATCTATGTATTCCTGTTTCGTCAAGAAGGGAAACGCAATGAGCGGCTACTATGACATCACCGACAAAGCCATCGACCTTTTGAACGGGAGGGCGGTCAAGCGGTTTGAGGACGCCAAAGACAAAGCGGCGCAGATGGGATTTGATGAACTCAATGTGCTAGAAGTCACCCAGACGATGTATGACCAGTTGCGTAAGGACAACCAAGATGTCTTTCTTGAACTGGCGCAGGAGCGGTATCAGGAGGCCGAACCGCACGGAGAGGAACCGCCTGATTTAGCATGGCTGCTGGCGCTGCTGGCGGCGTACAACGCTGTGACGAAGGTCATTTATGACAACGATGTTGACCGCAAGAGGCAGTACACCGCTGAGGGCATCAATTCCAGCACGGCCAAGGTAACGGAGTTTCGACGGGGGTTGCATTATTGGGCTGACCTGACAGCGACCTATGGGGACATCGTGACCGATGAATCTACCTTGAAAGCATACCGTGACGCCGGTGTGAAAAAGGTGCGCTGGGTGACTGCCGGTGACGAAAAGGTGTGCGCAACTTGCCGTGAGCGGAATGGGAAGATTTATTCCATCAATTCGATACCAACGAAGCCACATAGGCGATGTAGGTGTGTCTTTGAACCTGTGAGATAGGAGGAAGTTACATGGTAAAGACAAAAACCGTGGAAACCATTGAGGAATACGACGATAACGGGAAGTTGGTCAAACGAACCGTGACCGAAACGGAGGAAACGGACGATAGTCCCGTTCGCTATTCCTATCAGACTACGCCGTGTATTCCGTCTGTATGGGAGCCGTATTGCAAGACTACTTGCGAAAGTGAAGTTTAAGCGGCCCAGCCGTTTGAATATGTCCACAGAGAAATAGGAGGAAGCCGTGAAAATTAAGTGCAGAAACTTTGAAGGGGAAATCCTTTTGTTGGAGGCGAACACAAAAGAATACTACCTTTGTCAAGAACCATGGACGGTAGTTTCTTCCTATGACCTAAAATTTGTGCAAGAGACAGGAGAAATTATTGAAATTCGCGGTGTTCTTCCATCTGATTTTGAAATCGTGAAGGAATAAACTCCGTTTGAATATGGCCCCAGAGAAGGGGCGGTATAAATCTCCCAACAGCGAGAGAACGCTTAATAACCCAAGAACATAGTGAGAGAACACTTACAAAACCCAAAAGGAGAATTTACATGAAGATTTCCACTGACAGCATCCAGGGTTTCGCTGAAATGAGCGATGCCGACAAGGTTACTGCCCTGCTGGGGCTTGATGTGCCTGACCCAGTAGACTTGAACGGCTATGTGAAGAAAGAAGTTTTCGATGCCAAGGCTACCGAGGCGGCCAACCTGTCCAAGCAGCTCAAATCCAAGATGACCGATGACGAGGCTGCAAAGGCGCAGGCTGACGCGGATCGCAAGGCGCTGGAGGAAAAGTACACTGAACTGCTGCGCAAGTCCACAATCGCCGAGCATACCGCCCGTTATATTGCCATGCCGGGTTATGACGAGAAGTTGGCCCGTGAGACAGCAGAGGCGTTGTTTGACGGCGATATGGAGCGGGTCTTTGCCAACCAGCAGAAGGCCAACGCCGCATATGAGAAGAAGCTGCGGGCTGATCTGGTAAAGCAAGACCCAAAGCCTGCTGGTGCTGGTGGTGGGAACGAGGAGAAAGACGAGGCCGTGGAGTTTGCCAAGAAGCTGGGCAAACAGCGAGCCGACGCCCTCAAAAATGCAAACGAAGGGTTGAAACACTACTTTTGATTGAAAAGGAGAAAAACAGATGAAGTTTACCAAGACTTCTGTTGGTGGCACCGTTGAAATTCTGGCCGCTGACGATTTTGTGGCGATCCCCATTTGTGTCACGGAAGCCGCTGCTGTCCCTGCCGGTATGCCCATGACCGCTGCGGGCAAGAAGGTGGCGACCACCTCTTATGCTACCGCTGTTGGTATGCTGCTGTATGATGTGGACCCGACCGAGAATCCCAATGGCGCTTTGTTGGTGCAAGGGGTGGTGGACAAAAAGAAGGTTGAGTCTCACGCAAGCATTACGCTGGACGATACTTTTGCTGTGCCAGGAATTATCCTGCGTGACAACATTGGCGTGAACGAGTAAGGAGGCGTACATAATGGATTTGAGAGAAGTTTTTACCCCTGCTGCGATTGCGGCCAACTGGACTGAAGTTGCCTCCAATCAGATTCCTTACCTGGGTGCTACCCTGTTCCCTGCCCGCAAGAAGGCCGGTCTCGACCTATCCTGGCTCAAAGGTTCCCGTGGTCTGCCTGTGTCCCTGATGCCTTCCGCTTTTGACGCAAAGGCAACCTTCCGGGACCGTATTGGGTTTGAGAAGTTGGAAACCGAAATGCCGTTTTTCCGTGAGGGTTACAAAATCAAGGAGAAGGACCGGCAGGAGATGCTTCGCGTGCAGGAGTCCAGCGACCCCTATGCCGCCGAGGTAATCGCCCGCGTGTTCGATGACACCCGTGATCTGATCGACGGTGCGAATGTTGTTCCTGAGCGGATGATCATGCAACTGCTTTTCCCTGAGAGCGGCAATGTGGGCATTGCGATTAAAGCAAACGGGATGAACTACACCTACAATTATGATACGGACGGTTCCTGGAAGACCTCTAACTACACCGCACTGACTGATACAGCCACTTGGGACAAGCCCTCTACGGCTGACCCCTTTGCAGCGTTCAAGACGGTTAAGGACGCTATCCGATCCAAGACTGGTACTGAGCTGACGGTTGCTATTATGAATTCCTACACCTTCAATCTGCTGGCCAAGACGGATGCAGTGAAGAACCGTTACCTGACTACCAACGGCTTGTCTCTGGGCTACCTGACTGATACTGAGGTAAAGGCGATTGTGGAGTCCACTTCCGGCCTGCGTATTGCCATTTACGACAAGCAGTATCGGGATGAGAGCAAGGTTGCACATCCGTTTGTGCCCAATGGCTATGTGTGTCTGATTCCTGACGGTGCGCTCGGTGGCACATGGTATGGCACTACGCCCGAGGAGGCTGATCTGCGCGGAGCGTCCAGCGCAGAGGTTTCCATCGTGAATACAGGTGTTGCGATTACCCGTATTCTCCAGGAGCATCCCGTGAACATCAACACCTTTGCGTCTGAAATCGTCCTGCCCTCTTTCGAGCGCATGGACGAGGTGGCTGTGCTCAACGTCTTGGGGGAATAATCGGGTCTGACACCTTAACGCTTTTCCCCGCGAGTCAGACCCTATTGGGGAAACAAGTGTCCGAACTGGTAGGCGATGATTTGATGGTCAAGGCGGATGGTTCCGTTACTGGTACATTTCATCATGTGACAGGATATACCGAGTTCAGTTCCGAGCCGGACGAACAGGAAGGTTATTACTTTCCCTTCCACCTGACTAAGACTGGGAGCAAAATGACCTTCAAGAAAAACGGCTCTCCTACCAAGCAGAACATTGCATTTGACCCGGACATTATTTTCCGGGTAACCAAGAACGATACTTTTGAAGTCTTGGTAGACAACCAGAGTGTTGTGACGTTTAACTTCTCTGGAGCTACATTTGAAGGTTAAGAAAAGCGGGAGGCAGCATGAAGTTTATTCCAAATTACCGCGTGTGCTATGGAGGACGGTTTTATGAAGCTGGAAATCCATTCTCTATCAAAGCCGAAGACGCGGATATGATGAAACGGCACGGGACGGTGTTGGATGAACCGACGCCACCTCCCGCCGCACCGAAAAAGCCAGGAAGACCGAGGAGGGCGGACAATGGACAATCTGGCGAGGCTGAAGCTCAGAACGAATGAGCCAGACGAGGCCATTTTACGGGATTGCCTTGAAAGCGCGAAGGCGGCAATTATGGCAAGACGCTATCCATTTCAAGAATGGCCCTATGAGTTAGAGCGTAGATATCTGGATTTGCAGTTCAGGTGTGCGATGGACATCTACGCGAAAATCGGCGCAGAAGGAGAAATTTCCCACAACGAAAATGGCGTGAACCGTGGATATGAGTCCTCTTGGATTTCTGAATCGCTCTTGCAGGAAGTGACGCCGCTGGCCGGGAGGGTGACGTGATGACGGTCCATGTGCTGGGCGAAACATACACTCTGAATTTCATTCCGGAGGAAGAGGACGAGGGCCTGAAAGACTGCGACGGCTACTGTGACGAGACCATCAAAACACTGGTGGTAAAGCAGTACAAGCGAGATGAGCCGGGAAGCAAGAAAGCTCTGGGCCTCCAAGAGAAAAAGAACTTCCGGCACGAAATCATTCACGCCTTTCTCTACGAAAGCGGCCTTGCAGAAAACTCTACCTGGGCGCAGGAGGAAGAAATGGTGGACTGGTTCGCCAAGCAGTTTCCCAAGCTTGCTGCAGCGTTTCGGGAGGTGGATGCCTTATGAGAAACCTCCTGCGCAACCAGCAGCCGGTGTTCTATAAGCTTTACGAGGGCCAAGAGGAAATTGTGGATGAGTGGGGAAACCCAACCGGCAGCTATGTCCCCATTTACAGCGAATTGAAATCCACTATGCTCTGCGTCTCCCCTAACAAAGGAAACTCTGAAGTGGAACAGTTTGGCTCCCTAGAGGATTATGACCGGACGGCAACCACTGCAGACACGACTTGCCAAATTGACGAGGATTCCGTTTTGTGGGTAGACGGTGCTGACACCAGCGGCCCATATAACTACATTGTGAAGCGGAAAGCTCCATGGAAGAACAGTGTCCAGTACGCTATCAAACGAGTCAAGGTCTCCGAGTACGAAGCGGAACAAAAACTGTTTGCTAGAAAGGCAGAAATTGAGGCGGCGATGCGCAGTGCCAAAAATCAAACTGAAGCTGAACATGGACTCGATCAACCAAGCGTTGAAGGAAGTCAAGGCGTACCGGAAGAAGGTTGAAAAAGTCGCTGACGATTTAACGCGAAAGCTGACCGAACAGGGAGTATCTTTAGCCCAACTCAATGCATCCTATATGAATATCTACGACACTGGAGAACTGATGCGTGGCATTGAAAGCCAGTACAAAGGGAAGGTTGGATTTGTAGTTTCCACAGCAACACACTCCATCTTCTGTGAGTTCGGAACTGGCATCGTAGGGGCACGGAATCCACATCCAGAGGTGGCGATTGCCGGATGGAGATACGATGTGAATGAGCATGGGGAACTAGGCTGGTGGTACATTGGAAGAGACGGAAAAGCTCACTGGACAAAGGGTATGCCGAGCCGACCGTATATGTATGATACCGCTAAAATGCTGCGGGACATGGTGGTGCCGCTAGCAAAGGAGG